TCTCATTCGCAATATCGTATGCAGTTTTTCCATAGTTGTTTATTATGCTTAAATTAGCTCCTTTATTTGCTAATAATTTTACCATATCTACAGATTTATCAGATTTATCAGATCTACATGCCTCCATAAGAGCTGTATTTCCATCTTTGTTTTTTAAGTCAAATTCAGCTCCAGCATCAAGTAATAATTTTACTATTTCTAACCTTCCATTCATAGATGCCAATATAAGAGCTGTATTTCCATCATTGTTTTTTACGTTAATATCAAGTCCCTTTTCAAGTCCCTTTTTAAGTAATAATTCTACTATTCCTAAATATCCACCCGAAGATGCCAATATAAGGGCTGTATTTCCGTCATTGTTTTTTACGTTAATATCAGCTCGAAATTGAAGCAATGTTAGTATTATATTTATACTATTTGTTATGTTTTTCTCAATCATATATATACTCTTACATGCCAATAAAAGGGCTGTATTTCCGTCATTGTTTTGTACGTTAATATCAAGTCCCTTTTCAAGTCCCTTTTTAAGTAATAATTCTACTATTCCTAAATTTCCATACATAGATGCAAACATAAGGGCTGTAAACTTATCATCGGTTGTTTGTATGTTAATATTAGCTCCAGCATCAACTAATTTTTTTACTATTTCTAACTTTCCTTTAGTAGATGCCAATATAAGGGCTGTAAACCCAATTTCGTTTTTTAAGTCAACTTCAGCTCCAGCATCAAGTAATAATTTTACTATTTCTAACTTTCCTTTAGTAGATGCAAACATAAGGGCTGTATTTCCATCTTTGTTTTTTAAGTCAACTTCAGCTCCAGCATCAAGTAATAATTCTACTATTTCTAAATTCCCATTTAAAGATGCTATCATAAGAGCTGTAAAGCCACGTTTGTTTTTTAAGTTAATATCAGGTCCCTTTTCAAGTAATTTTCTTACAGGGTCAATTTTATTTTCTTTAACACATTCAATTAACTTGCTCATTTTATAATAATACAAATTAAATTAATTATTTTTTAATTATTTTTTAATTTTATTTAATTATTTTTTAATTTTATTTATTCATTTAACTCATCATCTCCTTGACCTCCAAATCTCCTTTTGCTCTTGCGTACTTTGCGCGACTTACGTACTTTACGTGACTTCCTCGACTTACGCGACTTGCGTTTACCAAAACTTCTACGAGATTGCGACTTTTTTACGTTTTTCTTTCTTGACCTTCTATTCTTCTTCTTTTCGGAAGTAGAAGGAATTCCAGTTAAAATTTCATTTAAATCTACCTCTTTTTCTAGTTTTATCATTATATTTACTAAATACAGTATATTTTAAATATTTTTTAATTATTAGAATATATATAATGAACGAATTTATAATGAACGAATTTATATATTTTCAAAAAGGCGACCCTGGAGATAAAAAGGATGAATTAAAATGGGATTTTGACGAATCAAATCTAAATAAAATTAGAAGTGTTGATGGTTATACTTATTTTGTAAACAACAAAAATAATGTGGATAAATTAATGGAAATAAGGAAAAAGGTAAATGATATATGTTTATATATTCATAATAATATTAATTCTTTCAACCCAAAAGCAATAAATGGATTAAAATTATTTATTTATATTCATGGAGAACTACAATTACAAAATTATGAAATTCCTGATGATTTATTCAAACATCACTGGATTCAAGAAGGTGGGGTTTCTTCCAAAGTTATGTACGGAGAAATACCCAAAGGAACTTTATTTCTTGGATTAAATAAACCTAAAAGTAGACATGTAAATAACAAAGTACCAAATATTGGAAAGGATAAACAGTTGAGATCTGGATGGAGACACATATTTTTTAAAATCCCCGAAAATGGGACAATCTACACAGATAAAGATTTTAAAGAATTGGTGATTCACGAACTAGCACATACTGCCGCTAATCATACAAGATGGAGAAATGATGATCATAATGAAGATTTTAGGATGTATGAAAACATAATTAAAGATGTGTGGGATATAATATAATAAAATGAAAAGTCCAGCACATGATATGATACCAAGAAATATTTATTATGATGAAATTGAAGATGAAATTGAATGTGATAGTGTTATTTTTATTAGGGATAACCCAGGAGCGTCGGTAATTGATCAACTAAGTTGGGATCAAATAGAGTTGATTATAAAACGAATCAATTCTAATAATCCATATATGCAGAAACAAACTATAATAAATATTATAAATGATAAAAAAAATGATATCAAAATAAAGGCAAAAAAAACAATTATGGAAATTATAAATGATAGAACAAATAAAATAAAAAATTTAAGGAAAATCAACCAAAAGTATTCTCCGCAGAAAACGTAATGTAAAGAAAACCATCTACATCAGCACTACTATCATATAAACTTGAAATTAAAGATGCCGAAGGAGGGATAACATTCTTAATAAAAACATAAATAGCTTTTTCAGGAGTTAATTTCATTCTTTTTCTAATAACATAAATAAACTTGCCAATACTTATATCCATAGGAACTAAATATTTTTTTTTATCAATTTCATCTATATTCGAATTAATACATTTTTCAACTATTATAGGTCTACGATCTGGGTATTTTTCCATAATCCGTTTAGATTCGGAACTCCTTATTTGTAATGAATATTTGTTTTTAAAACTATCATTCTTTACCATTTTATTTATTATTAAATATTTTTATTTAGTAAAATGATTAAATAAACTTTTAGGATTTTTATTACTAAATTGTTTTGGGTTTAATAAATATTGTTCTTGTAAAACACTCATTACATAACTTTTTTTAGAAATAGCTCTACTATGTCCTAGTTTATCAGCTACTTGATCATAAGTAGATTTTAGATTTTTTAAAGTTTCTGATTTAGTTGTAGGAACGTCAAACCTACACAGTATCTTTAAAAATAAAATGTTACTTGCATAGGTTCTAAAATCTTTACATGTAAAGTCACCGCCAGTCACATTTTGTAAATATAAGTTCAGCGAACTTGGTGAAATTTCGAAAATTCTTTCCTTATTCCCAATAACTTTTAGTTTATTTTTTAAAAATTGTAAACAATAAGGATCGGTAAAGTTAACCGACTGGGCTACACTCTTTTTTCCAACAAAAGAGAGATTTATAATACAACCTGTTATTTTTACATGTCTTTTTTCCAAAGAAGTTAGACCATATGTATTATTATCTTTAGCATAACAATCATTACCAACCCTTATATGAGTTTTTTGAAGAATCCTAAACATAATTGCTATAGGTTCTAATGTTTGAATATCTTTTTTAATTTTATTTTCAAGTAGTCCTATCTTTTTAGAAAATTTACCCATCCTTTCAAATTTAGTTGAACTTGTTAAAAATACCCACATTGGATGATATATATATTGCATTCTACCCTTTTCATCTATACCAGTTGCTTGAAGATGAGATAGTTCTGAATTTGAAATACAAACATTTTTCCACACAGGGGGAATACATAATTTCTTTATTCTTGTAATTTCATTTTTATTACATTTGTTATTACTATTTCTAAACCCAAAAACAGGGACATCTTTAATTTTGCCATCCAAAAGTTTTATTTTATTTATTCTAATTAATATTCTTTGAATACTCATTCCAGAATCCATATTAATTATAAAAAATAGTTTAATTATTTTATTACTACGCACCCTTATTTACCTACACCTTCAGTGCTTCCCCAAAGGGGTAGCCCTATTATCCTCGTCCATCATCTTCTTTGCTTTCTTTGCTACTTCAGTGTAACCATACTGAACTGCTCTTTTATACGCAGCGTGTAAACCACGAGGATTAATACCGCAATCTTGATTACATATCGGAAACTTTAAATTATTTGGACTAAGAAAACATTTTTTACCACATTTTTTAAAAATTTTTCTTCTGCTCTTTTTAGAAGGCGAAGACCATCTTTTACTTATTCTTGACTTGTGTGACTTGCGTTTACCAAAACTGCGCGACTTGCGCGACTTACGTGACTTGCGACGTGACTTGCGCGACTTGCGATATGACTTGCGACGTGACTTGCGCGACTTACGTCTTTTACGTGACTTGCGTTTACCAAAACTAAGATTTCCAAAAGACGCGCTACTAACAGCAGCATTTGCGTCATACGCGGTGTTATAAATACCTGTGGTTGTGTTGTAGATTAATGGTGCTGCTCCTAATGAATACATTGCGCCGGTTGTCCCGTTCATTTTAGGCCATAATGCTGTTGAAGTGGGACCTAATTGTCCTGTTTGTTTTGCTAACCCCGATTTATAACTCATTAGTAATAATAAAGATTTTTTTTTTAATTAAGAAATATTTTATTACTTTTCATCTACCGGTATCGTTTCTGATTTTTTATTAATTTCTTCCTCAAAAACCTTATTTAAACCTTTAGACAGGGAATCATATAAAGTTCCTACAAAACTCATTTCATTACCCTTAAAAGCTCCTCTAGAAGAAGCTATATCTAAGCATTTAAGAATTTGTAAAACAGTATCTAATTTAATATAAGCATCTTTATTTAGTACTTCTTTGTGTTCTTTTTCGGTTAACTTTTTAGACATTATATTAATCTATTATATTAAAATTCGTTCCGAATTTAAGAATTTAAAAACGTGCAGTTATACACCTCATCTATAGTAAATCTTTCATTTGGGTCAAACTCCATACATTTAATAATAAACTCTTGAGCTTCCTCTGTAATTTTATTATCAATACATATGTAACCAGATTTAAAGTATTTTGTTGATTTACCATCAAAAGGGTAATCACCCGACAAGATTAAATGAGCACAAACCCCCAAACTCCAAATATCACTTTTCTTTGAAAATATTTTATCAAACCCTTCGGGACACAAATAATAAGAAGTTCCATATTTAGAGTAACCTTTTTTAATTTCATCACCTATTTTTTCAGCATGACCAAAATCAATTAAAATTAATTTAGGACAAGGATTCATTTTATCTACCATAAAGTTTTCACATTTAATGTCTAGATGACTAATATCATGATCATGACACTCCTTAATACATCTAGCCATTTCCTTTATAAGTAATTTAGAATAATCCTCAGGATAAGGGACATTAATATCTATGTGATCAAATAGATCTTTACCTTCATAAAATTTAGTTACTATGTAAACATAACGAAAAGTTTCGTAAAAATCCAACAAACTTAGTAACCTATCACTTTTATCAAGTGATTTTAAAACGTTATATTCGGACTTCCACTCTTCCGATTTATTAATACGTTTTATTATTACAAGTTCTCCAGTTTCTTTATTTTCAGATAGATAAATAGTGCTAGCACTACCATCGCCCATTTTTCTTATAAATCTGTATTTTACATCTGGATGTATATAATTTTTTAAAGTAATTTGTTTTTTTTTCATTTTGCTGATTAAAGAGAATATAAAAAAATCTTTTAAACGAATATATAAAAGTATAATGAATGAACATTTTGACTATTTAGTAAAAATAATTGTTGTCGGAAATCCAAATGTAGGCAAATCTTCATTATCCTCTGTTTTAACTAATTCTAAATTTTCCCTTCAATACGAAATAACAATAGGAGTTGACTTTTTTTCAGTTTATAGACAAATTAATAATAATGTATGGAAAATGCACATTTGGGACACAGCAGGACAAGAAACGTTCAGATCTATTACCAGCACCTATTACAAAGATAGTGCTATTTGTTTATTAGTTTTTGATATATCTTCCAAGTCTACTTTTAATAATTTAAAATTCTGGAAAGAAGAAATAGAAAAATATAATAATAACCCATACTTTGTACTAATAGGAAATAAAAAAGACTTAAACAGAGAGGTTAGTTTCGATACTGCCAATAACTGGGCTAATGAAAATAACATGATTTACTACGAAACAAGCGCCAAACATTTTAAACAAGATTTTCTTATTTCTGTTTTACAAGATTTTGATAAAAACAGAGATAAAAATAATCACACTGGGGTTAAAGACAATACTGTCGAAAATATTGAAAATATTGAAAATATTGATTTATGTGGAATAAAAAGAAATAAGTTTTGTTGTTAAGTTTTAGTTAATATGTTTGTAAACCTATATTCTCTATTCTCATAAATATAATTATAAACAGATGTTGCCTTTTGAATATCGGTTAAATTTTTAAAACCAGGTTCATTACCTGGACCTGTACAAAAAAACCTATTTAAATCGTCTCTTATAGTTTGTTGATTAACAGGAACTATAGTTTTTCTTTTTTTAAATACAATAGATCCGTTATCTGGTAAGTTACATTTCTCAATATCATTTGTATTCATATATATACAAATTTCGTTTTTTAACTCCGCCTTTTCCTTCTTCAAAATACTTATAGTTTCCTTTATTGGTTTAATTCTTGCTTCAGCCTCCTTAATCTTTTCATCTATTTCACTAAATTTAGAAACATCATTCTTAAAAGATTCGATATCTCCACTTAATTCTTCCATAGTATTATATTATATTAATAATATAATTCCTTAAATTGTTATAAATTTGTTTAATATTTGTTTATAAAAATATTAATTAATAATAAATGAATAATTTATTAAAAACAATCAACTATAATATAATAAATAAAATATCGTTTTGTTCTTCAAATTACATATTAAATAAAACCAAACAAGCAAGTCAAATAAAAGATATTGGAGACAACAAAGAATTAATTAACTGTATAACTAAAATTGCCTATAACCTAACTAATTCAGAAATAAATTATACATACGTACCTCCTTATAAAATGATGAATGGGTGGTGCATACAAAATAAAGAACTTATTTGGACCATAAATGATAAAAGTATACATAAATTTGAAGATTGTGAAATATCTGTACTTGTAAACGTAAATGTAAACGTAAACGCAAAATCACACGGCTTTAGAAATTTAGATTATGTTCCTTGTTTTAAATTTGACGAGTATGGTCAATTAACATCTATGGTTCGTATCCCAGATGCACTAATAGATATTTACTACCCGTTAAATAAAAGTTTCGAAATGTAAAGTTTCGGGTAAGAGTCAAATATAATATCTTTCCATTATTAAATGGTACTAACCAAACTACGTTCTTTAAAAAAAAAGAAAGGTCGTTCTATTAAAAAAAAAGAAAAAGAAAATGTAAAAGATAATTCAAAAGAAAGGAAAAATAGAAGAAGTAGAAAAGTTCGCAAACCTATAGTTTACAAACCTATAGTTTATACAACATCGGAATTGATTCCCTTACCTGTTTTAAAAAATAAGAATAATGGAAAACCTCATAATTATGAAGATGTAGTTGAAAGTCATATAGATAAAGATTTTGCAATCATAGCTTTATTTGATGGACATACAGGACAATTTTCTTCAAAAAAGGCAACAATATTAATTAAATATTTAGTTTATAAAATAAAAAAAGGAATCAAAGTAAATTCAGAATTATTAATAAAGTCGTTTGAAATAATTGATTCAAAATATTTAAATAAAACAAATTCTGGATGTACGGGAACTATTATATATATCGATAAAAAAATAATATATACAGCACACGTTGGAGATTCACCAGCATACGGAATTTCAAACAAAGGGTGCTCTATTACACAACTAACTAAAGATCACGACTACTTTAATCTGTCAGAAAGAAATAGAGTTATTTCAGCCGCTAAAAAATTAGGTATTTCTGAACCTTGGGAAGACCAGAGAGTTCATGGAACCATACAGTCGTCAAGAGGTTTGGGAGATCCTGAAATAAAAGAAATGGGTAAAGGAATGTTTATAGCTACCCCTGAAGTATCAAGTTTTAATCCTAAAAAGTTCAAGTATTTAATGATTACAAGTGATGGAATAACAGATCCTTTTACAGAAAAATATGAATCTAAAAATACAGGGCAGGACGATTTTACAAAGTTGAATGATAAACAGCAGTCAAAAAATTTATTGAAAAATCTAGTTATTTCTATATGTGAAAAAGATTCTAAATCTTTAAAAACTCCAGTAAGAATTATTAAGGATATAGTTGGTGATGCTATTAAAATGGTAGGTAGTAATTATCAAGATGATATTTCTATAATTTTAATAGATGTTAAACAATTGTTTATTTCTTTTAAATTCGTTCCGAATTTAAATTAATTTCGTAAGAAATTAATTTCTTCTTCTTCTTCTCTTTATTTTCTTTATTTTTCCGAAAATGTTTCTAAATGGTTTATTACCCCATATAACAAAAAGTAAAGCAACCAAAAGTATAGAAAATATTCCAATTAAATATAATTTCTGATTTCTATTCAATTCGTCCGAACTTTCCATTTACTAATCCTACAGATTTTATTTTGAATGAAATTAACTTTGTTCCCGAAAGCGGTAATCGTCAATAGATTCATTAGCTAGTCTATCTGCATGAGTATTAAAACTTCTTAATACAGAACTTATTCTAAATTGATTAAATTTATTTTTAAGTAGTACAACCTCATCAAACAACGACTTTAGATGAGGCTTATTAATTCTATAATTACCTTTTATTTGTTCACATATAAGTTTAGAATCTACATATACGTGAATTGATTTAATACCCAACTTTATAGCATTCTCCAAACCTAAAATTAACCCTTTATACTCCGCTATATTATTAGTTAATCCACGACCTAAATATTTTTTAAATTCACCTATAACGTTTTTATTTTCATCTAACAAAACAGCACCAGCACCACTTTTACTTTTCTTAGACCCATTACCCCTACAAGCACCATCACTATATAAACAAATACTATCTTTTACCTCCCTTTTGGGGCGGTTTTGAAGACTGTTTTGAAGACTGTTTTGAAGACTGTTTTGAAGAAGTGGTGGTGTTCTTTTATTTTCACAGTAATTCTTAGTTTTGGTTATTGGTTTTTTAATAATAAGAAACTTTTCCATTTTATAATATTACTAATATTATTATTATTAAGTTAGTTAAAGATTTTAATCGTTTATATAATATAGTAATATTATAAAATGTCAGATTTTTATACTCAAGTAGTAAGAAATACACCTATTGATAAATATGTGAAACTATTCATAAAAACGTGGAACGAGGATCATATTTTAGCCCTTAAACTGTTGTATAACCTAAGAGACATTAAAGGTAAAGGAGAAAAAAGGATTTCACAAGTTCTTCTTTTTATAATAAAGGTTAATAAACCTCATATTTATGAACAGATCATTGAAGATATTATAACTAAATACGGTTGTTGGAAAGATTTGCTAGTAATTTCTGAAATTACAGTAAACTACGGAGATGATAAATTAAACAACAACTTTGAACTTAATCTATTTAAAACTCAGTTAAACATAGATAAAATATCCCATAAAAATATTTCGTTAGCTTCTAAATGGGCCCCAAGTGAAAAAACTCATTACAATAATAATAATCTTTTGTTTGCTAGTAAATTGGCTGATCTAATGGGCCTTACACCTAAAGAGTATAGAAAATTGATTTCTAATCTCAGAAGTAAACTTAAAATAGTAGAGATTTATTTAACTGCTAAACAGTTTGAAAATATTGAATTTAAAACTATTCCTAGTAAAGCTCATGTAAAATACAAAAATACCCTTAACAGAGATAATAATTTTAAAAATCAGATTGAGAAAGAAAGGGTTGAACTTAAAATTAGGTATCGTAAGTATATTAGTGATTTGAAAAATGGAACTATAGAAACTTTTTTCGTAAATGATGTTACTATTTCAATGGAAGAGGCTTTATCAAAATATGATATTACATTAAATAGTAATGATAATGAAATAATTGAAATAAACGACATCGATCGCTTTGCGAATTCGCTTCGCGATCGCTTTGCGAATTAAATAACTTTAAAAATATTATTACTAATATAATAAAAGGATAATGATAAGATTCAAAAATATAAATTATCAAGATTCTGTTATACAATTTAAATTAGACAATGAATTTATTTACGGTAAGGAAGAATTAACCCAAAACACTAAATCTTTCTATACCAAGTTAGCTAAATTTTATAATGTTAAGGGTATATCTCAATTAAATAAGGATAACTTGATTCAATTTTTAGTTGACAAATTTGGTTATGAATATAAAACAAACAATTATTGTAACGAATTATGTAACGAATTATGTAAACTCGAAACTAATTTTAATAAATTAGAAATTGGCAATACAGTTGAATTAGCTCAATTAATAGAAAATTTAAGTATTAATACTAACGGCTTTACCGCGGCAACAAAGTTGACTAATCCATTTGACGAAATGAACTATAAAATTGCGGAATTAAAAAAATTAAATACTAATTGTATAAAAAACGAAGAAGACGGTATTAGAAATTGTTATGCTTATAGGTGTTGGTTGTGGAAAACACATAAATTAACCTATACTGAAGAAATGGAAAGGGTGGATAAATACCTTAAAGAAAGAAAATAATATTATTATATTATAATGAAATATCCTAATATTCAATACTTTGCTGAAAAAATAGTATCAAATGTAAAAGATTCTGGTCCAGTAACACAGTATTTACTATTTACTCAAATTATGAGTTCTACTGGTATGTCTTTATCTACGTCGACAATTCTTTTTTTTTCATCAATGTATTTATTACACGATAATAACGAAACTAAGGAAAATAGTTTAAACTATTATTATTACTGTATATTCTCAAAGCCTAATTAAATAACGTTCAAAAAATAAATATTTTATATAATTGTTATAATAATGAGTTTAACAGATATTAGTAGTAGTTTTATAGAGTTATTGAAAAAAGATAATACTCCACCTGAAGTAAAAATCCAACTGATAACTTCAATAAGTGATTTAGTTTCTAAACATTATTTACAATTTCATAGTGAGGGTAAGATTATAGAAAGAAAACAAGAAGATGAAAAATATAAAAAAAGTTTGGAAGAAAAATTGGTTAGATTAAAAAGTGAATTGGAGAAAATTAAGGGTGATTACGATTTAGAGTCATTATACTCTTTTGTTACGGATACCGCCGAACCCGGAACGGGTACAAACGATTGTAAAAACGTTGACAATGAGATTAAGGATACTGCAAAATTGGAGGTAATTTATAAATTGCGTGAGATAAATGAAAACGAGCAAAAGATTTACTTGATGAATTATCCTTTGTATAAGAAGGAAATAGATTATAGGTTTGATATTACTGAAAGAATAAATGAGAATAGTAGAAACATTTCAGAAATCTACGACCAGCAGTATAATTTAACATGTCAGAATGCCGTAAATAAAAACTCTGTAACGGAATTAGAAAAGAATGAGCGAGAACTATTTCGTTATTTAAATGAATTAAAGTGTAATGAAGATTCAATAATAAATAAATTTGATAAAATCAATGAATTGGAGAATTCAATATATGACACCGACCGCGTTTTAAATTCTAGGTTTGCAGACAATGACCAAAACATTTCTGAGATAAGAAGTAAAATAGACGAAATCTATGACAACACTGACGTAATAGACAACACTTTAGTAGAAAATTCAGAAAGAATATCTAGGGTAGAAGACACGTTAGAATCGTTTGTTGAGAACACTAATTTAAATCTTGAAGAGTTGACGCAAAATATAAATGGTAAGATACAGCCAAATCCAAATGTTCAGGAAATGGATAGAAATGAGACGTGTTATACTAGTACTGGTTTGCCTTATACTTCTTTAAATATTCCTACGTGGGGTGGTTCTGTAAAAGGTGTAAGTGGGGGGGTAAGTCACTTTTACAATTAACAAAAATTTACTTAAATTTGTTTAAAATAAGGTGTTTAAATTAAAGTATTATAAGTAATTCAAATATTTTGAATTCTTTATAATAATTGGTTGGGGTTGTAAAGCCATAAGGCTTTTTTATAAAATATTAACTTATACAATAAGGTTCTCCGGCCCTGTATAAGAAATCCCAAAAACTAATCTTGTAGATTAATGACCCACATAAAATCACTAAAATACTCAATTGTTAGGAGCGGTACGCACCATTCGGCAACGATTTGTAATCTACGAGTTTAATTAAAGATTACTCAAACTGATGTCCCGGCAGCGACGAAGTCGTACGGGTACCCTTTAGGGCTTCCCGGAACGGGTACCAGTTCAACCTAAAGTTTTAACACTTTGGGTAAGTAGATTTTATCGACCTTAAGACCCAAAGGTCTTTTCAGCGGAGATATAATTTAAACGGCTAATACTTCCGTTTTTTTTTGCGAGATTTGATATCTGTACAAATCTCATTTTTTGGGGGGTATTTTTTATTTTTTTTGTATTTTGTAATTTTTTGAATTTTTTTGTATTTTGTATTTTGTATTTTATATTTTTTGTCCCAATAAATTTAAAGTCTTAAGTTGTTCAATTGCTTGTTCTAATTTTTCTCTACAAGAGATCTTCATTGACTTGGTAGTTGCCCATTTGTTTTTAAATAAACCTTGGTTTTGGGTTGGATGTTTTTCAATTTTAAAATGGTCGCGATAACCTATAACTGTATTTAGTTTTTCAACATAATAAACAATATATTTAGGTAAATCTTCTTGAAGTATTCCATCTGGCAAAGATCTTGCATTTTTTTTTCTAGATCGTTTACCAGTATTAGTATTTTGAACTGCTTGTGTAACAATTCTAATATTACTTCTTCTATTGTTTAAGGGGTTTCGGTCTATATGATCAACACTAGATTGACCTTTTCCTTTGCCCATATGGTTTAATAAAAACGCATGGAGATAAATCATTTTATTGTCACAACGACAAGTAACATAATTCAAATCGCGTTTTCCATCAATAGTAGTTCCTGTTCTTGCTACATACCAAGATACTTTATTACCTCTGTCAGTTTTAAATAACAGAACTTTTTTAATATCAGTATAATCAAAAAAGAAAGATTTACCATTATTATCAAACATTTCAACTACATAGTCCTTTCCGTCATCCCATATTTTATATGGGTTAGCATATTGACCTGCAGTTGATCCGATTTTAACCAAATGACCTTTGTATTCTTGAATCAATTTCATTTTATTTCTTAAACATATATAATTAAAGTCTTTAAGTAAATTTGGGTTTTATAATATATATATATAGCATCGATTGCTATAAATCGTAACATATGTAGTGAATGAATCAGCATACCAAAATTAATTGGAGTATGCAAGACCCGGTTAATCCTTAAACTTTCGAATAAGGCCAGACTGTATCTTGCGCGATCATTGAAGTGTCACCTTCTCACGCGTGTATCCGTTCAGTCGTTACCGCGGTACCATATTTTAATGACATTAATTTTGATTGTTATAAACCATAATTATTAAAAACGTAGATACTCACATCGGGATTGTCCAATCTTTTATTATAATATGAGAAGTGGTGTTACCACTGTTCGTCATTATTAGTTTCCAAATAAGACTATTAATAAAAGCTCTAAGGAGTTTCCCCGAACAAGATACATAAAGCCGTGGCATTGCCTACACGACCTGGGCAATTTGATCATTACCCATACCAGACATACGCGTAGTCCTCTATGTTTCCAAAAAGGGCAGACTGTACCTTAAGTTTTTCATAAAGAGTTGATAACTCTCTCAAACCCACACCTTTGCAGTCGTTGAGCCGGAACCACTTCTCCACTTTGGTGTGGAAAAGACATCATAAGATGTATAAACTATCATATCGTTATTAGGTTCTCGGTGGCGGATTGTCCAATCCTTTGCGTTTTTACCATTGGGTACGGCTATTAACCGTGTTCCTTTATAATATTTCTAAAATAAAGTGGTAGCAAAGGCTGGTTAAGGAGTTTCCCGCCTCCAGGTTGTGTTGCCGAATTAATCGCTATGCGATTTCGACTAGCATCTGACTATTATGAATTACATCGTAATTACATTTTTTGGAGTCTAATTGTTTTCCTTGTAACAGAGCCAAAAATGTTACAAGCAAGATACTTTTCCGTACTATTATGTTAATACGAAGTACATTGTAGTTAGTAGCGAATATGCTAATCTGACCAGTGTCTCCCGCAGATACATTGTTAAGATTGGCAATGTTGGTAAGATCGAAAACGAGCTGTGCGTTATCGATACGGGAGAAGTTGCATGTACCTGATGGTTGATGTTCTTCAGGCCTGAGGCCGAACGAGTACACGTAAATGTGTTTGTCCGGAATACGGGTGTGGTGCTGATAAGGTTGCACGAGACGGAAGTACGTCTGAGGCCTGATCTGGAAACGATCGTGACCATTAAGCAGAATTTTGGCATCAGCCATAAGATCCACAGCGTTGGAAGGAGTTGGAGTACCTGGCAAAGAGGCACTAAAGTTGAACCAATCGTTGTAAGCAGTGCCAACTTCAAAGTTCTTGGCCATCTGCAACACCCATACAAGCTCCTTGACGGGGTGGTTGAAATTGCGATTATACCGTCTCTTTCGAGATACTTTAACGTTTTTATTTATAAAAAACCGGTCTAGACTATATCTTAAGCTTATAAATTTTCTATGAAAATTTTCATAGAAACTAAAAACCCATATCCATTTAGTCGTTGAACCTTCCTCTATTCAATTCACATTGAATTAAGAGGCTTGGATGCGGATTGTCCACTTATTTCTAACATTTTTACCAGAGAACTGCATTTAACAGTGGTCCTCTCACTTAGTTTCCTAGTGGAGTGGTAGCGACCCCCAAGGGGAGCCGGCGTGTGTTTTACAACACACGCTTAGAACTTTAGGAGTTTCCCGCAATTTGAATATGTCGCAAATAAATTTTTACCTTTTTATATTGCAAATTATTAATATAAATTAATAACAACATAATTCTATAAGTTTATTCACTTGTAATGATTTTGTGTCATTACATTTAAGACCAAATTTTAGCCTTACTTTGTTAGCTACCTGATCTAGCTGAAGGGACTCGGCGCCAGTAAACTGAAGCTGGTCGATTAAATACTCCGAAATTTAGTATAAACTAAATTTACATACCCCACCTTTCGGTGTACTTTAACACTGATTTAACAGTGGGTCTAGACTATACCTTAAGCCTTTGTATAGTACAAAAGCCCAAAACCATCTAGTCGTTGAACCTTCCCCGATTCAATTCACATTAAATTACGGGGCTTGGCTGCGGATTGTCCATTTATTTCTAACATTTTTACAAGAGAACTGTATTTAACAGTGGTCCTCTCACCTAGTTTCCTGGTGGAGTTGTAGTTAGAACTTTAGGAAGTTCCCGCAATTTGGATTTGTTGCATATTAATTTTTTGAATTGTAAAACTTTAAGTGTTTGTTCGAATATTGTTTGATCAAAAATTTTATCTTTTTTTGATCTATTTAATTCTATTTTTAATGGAGAACAGTTTTTCCAATTAAAACATTCTAACTGACTATTTTTGTTAGTCAAATCAAAGGAAGCACAAGGTTTAACGTGATCGATTTCCCAATAACTACCATAATTATCCCAGCTCATTACTGAGCTAAATTGAAATTCAAACCATTTTTTAAAATATTCTACTGAACATCCTAAATACTTAATAGTGTGTAAATCTTTTTTACAATTAAGTGCATTATGAATTCTAGATCTTACGTTTTGAATTATAACATAATTAATGTTATGTTTCCTTACTTCGTGGTGATATTTTAGATTGTATTTTTTAATTTTTTCTGGATTATTCTTTCTCCATTTCTGTTTTGTTTCTTGTACTGATTTATTTCCCCTATTATATTTACTTAATTCACATTCCTTACAATATGTAGATAACTGACCACCTTGTTTTAAACTGTAATAACTATCTCTAGATTTACAAATTTTACAATTAGGACAAATTTTCTCAGTTAAATCATTTTTTTTAGTATCTAATTTATCTTTTTGATACCATTTCTTTTTAGATTCAACTTTACAAGGATTACATTGTGAATAAGGTTTTCCATTAGGACGAATATAATATTCATCATAACTTTTAATAATTTTACAAACAGTACACTTTTTTGTATTTGTAATCATTTTTCTCAAATGTCTTACTTATTTATACAGTTATATAATTCTTTATATTAATATACTAGCACAGGATTTGAAATTGTACTTTTTCGCACAAGTATTTTATGCGACATCTGAGCGAATCTTCTCGATTCATACCCCACCTTTCGGTGTATTTAATACTGATTTAACAGTGGGTCTAGACTATACCTTAAGCCTTTTGCATAATACAAAAAGCCCAAAACCATCTAGTCGTTGAACCTTCCCCGATTCAATTCACATTAAATTACGGGGCTTGGATGCGGATTGTCCATTAAATTTAATTAAAATTTTCAACATTTTTACCATTGGGTACGGCAATTAACCGTGTTCCTTTTTCTATATTTCTATGAAAAAGTGGTAGCAACCCCCAAGGGGAGCTGGCGTGTCACCACGCTTGAAACTTTAGGAGGTTCCCGCAATTTGGATTTGTTGCTTAATATTAATTAAACTAGCATACTGTTTTTTCCATTAACGGCAATATACTTTTGAACGCAGATATATATTTACGTTCCTCGGTATCTAAATATACATAATCAACCCAGAGGGCAGCAGACTGTAGCGAAACACCACTTGAATCAACAATAGAAGTAGTGTTGGTGGCGTTGTCGCGGTCGCCGGCGGCAGTTAGGCCGACAATAAGCTCTGCGGCAGTACGAAATTCGAGGATTACTTTCACCTCGTGATACTGTAGCGCAATAAGCGGGAGCGAAAGTCCGGGGTTTCTACAAAACCAGAACTGCAAAGGTACGTAGTATATGCGTGAACTACTAGCGTTACCAACTAAACCAACATTAGTAGCGTAGTTGCCAACCATATGATTGTAACCATTCTGTTTCTCTGAGGTCTGGGTTAGCTCATTCCAGATCTCTAGCCACATACCGTAGTGCTGATCAATTCTCTGACCACCAATCTCTACCTGTACCTGACGGATTAGGGCGATGGCGACGGAGTTAGTCCAGGCTACGTTGTTGGGCTGCGCACCTCCAGCAAATACTGATCCTAGCGAAAGAGCAGGGAACTGTACTTGGAGGTATATGTGGTTGATAAGGTCCCCGTTACGGGAGATCGAAATACCGTCCCTTTAGGGATACTTTAACATTGCTTAAGCAATCGGACTAGACTATATCTTGAGCCATCTTTGTGAGTTACTAATTCACTTAGGCCTGTTTCCTTTGTAGTCGTTGAACACGCTTCTTAATTAAAGTAAAATCGTTTGTGATTTATTGACATTAGTCATTAAACTAAGAAGCTTCGCTGCGGATTGTCCATTTAGATCTATTTTCATAGATTTCATTATTAATTTCTAATTTAAAGTTGAAGTTGAAGGAAGCAACTATTATGTTATGTAAATGTTGAATTTTTGATGAATATTTATCACTTTTTATTATATTATCTATTTTACCAAAAGGTCTGATATTTGTCCAATGCATTGATTCTAATCTTTCTTTTTTATTATTTAAATTAAATAAAGCTAAAGGTTTTACGTGATCTAAAACCCAGTATGTTCCATAATTTTCCCAAGACATATAAACATCAAATTGGTATAATAACCACTGAAAAAAATTATCAGGAGAACAAGAGATTAATCTATTTGTTGTTTCCATTTGTACTTCTGGATTTAAACAAACTCTTAATCTTCCTCTCAAATTACCCCTAATTTTAAAACCTATATCGGTTTTTCTTTTTTCATTTTGATATATAATTTGCTTTTCTTTTATGGTTTCTTTATTTTCTTGATAATATTCTTTTTTTCGCTGTAACACTTTTTCTCTATTTTTGGACATATATTTATCATCATAACCTTTTTTTCTATCTTTATTTTTTTCTTTTATTTCTTCTTTATTTTCTTGATAATATTCATTTTGTTTTTGTCTTAATTTTTCTCTATTTTTATTTCTGTATCTTTTTTGAATTTCCTTCCTCTTTAATTTTTTATCTCCTTCTGTTAACGACATCTTAGACTTATGATCAGTAAGTTAATCTAATAGCCATCTCTAGATATTAATAAAAATAATCTTTAAATTAATTGAGAATTACCCAATAAATGTTAATGTCACCATTACATTCAAAATTAGAACTTTAGGAGGTTCCCGCAATTTGAAAACATCGCAATGTTTCT